TACAATACATGGCTGGCGAGGGATGATCATTAAGAACCGGGTGAAAGAGTACGACTTCGAGGAGGACAAGACCGGGGTTGGTGAGCTCTGGCGTGTTCCGTACAGACTCGAAACCGGATATGACGGTCTCCCCTGGCTGCGGCGCTACTGCATAGGATCGGACGTTTCTGAGGGCCTTGGGCTGTCCTACTCCGTCGCCTACGTCCTGGACAGGCACCTTGATGAATTCGTCTACCGTCTCCGGTCAAATCGTATTGACGCCTACGAGTGGTCAAAGCTCCTGCACCTGCTATCGTGTTACTACGACAATGCCCTCCTCTGCGTCGAGCGCACGGGAGCCGGGCAGACGGTGGTCAAGGAACTCATGAAGTTGGGTGCTCCTCAATATCAAAAGTTGATCCCTGGTACGACCGCCGACAAACAGGTTGGCGCGGAAATGGGATGGTCCGAGAATGAACAGTCAAAGAACGACATGAGCGAGGATCTCCGCAACTGGTTTGCGACAACGAAGGGAACGGTTTACTGCCCTATTTTGCTAGATGAGGCTGCAACCTGGATCAAGTATGAGGGATCGAAGCGGATCGGCCCGGAAGAGGGGAAGCTGGGAGATTGTGTGATCGCCGCCGGAATGACCATTGAAGCATCGATATTCCTGGGCGGAAGCCCGGAAAAGGTAAAAGCCCCAATAACCGGGTGGCTCGCAAAGGTTCACAAAGAGTACGACAGTGCAAGGCCGAGGGTGATGTGATGGGAGAAGCCAAGAGAAAAAGATTGCTGGATTGGGACGGGAAAGAGACTGATCCATCCGTACCCAACCCCTACCGAGACGGCGAAAAGGCCATTGAGGATAACATCTATCGTGACACCGTGGAGGCATTGACCGCCCTGCGCGATGATGTCGACAACCTTAACAAACGGTTTCGCAACTCGCTATTTAAGGACCGCATTCTGGCCGGGGACGAGGTTTGCACCGTCGATGTAAACGGTCTGCGCTACGGATACAAACTCGTCGATCTTGGTATGACCATGAAACGCATTATCCTGATGAAGCCCATCAACGGGAGGCTGTCCGAATTCAGCGAGGAGGACCGGCGCAAGACCGTTGTGCCTATCTTCGAGGTGTTCTTGAAGGAAGGCTATACGGACATCACCATAAACTGCAAGGGTGGCTGCCTGGAAATCACGCAGGAGTTTGCTATCGGGTTCATCGTGAACAGGAATCCGAACCTTGTGAGTATTGTAGGGGGGTTTAATGCCTGAAGCGCATTGGGAGGTGCGTTAAATGAAGGGAGTAGAGCCTGTAGGATGGGGATGGAAGTTAAAGGTAATATGTTTAGGGGTCTTAATATTCGTCTTTTGCCTTTTGCTGATTGAGAATTATGACCTCTATTTTGGAAGAGATTGGAATAAGGCGGCGAAGGTAAGTAACTATGAACCAGAAAACAATAAGCCGTCCTATTCGGGAAGTGCGGAGTCGGGACAAGGGGCATTTGTGATGTCCGCCAGCAGCACGTCATACATTGATAGTAGCGGAAAGGTCACAGGGGACTTTACGCCATGACCAAATCAGATAAAAAGCGCCGCAAGAAACTGAGAGGCGCACTAGCCAGGGAGAAAATGAAGAAGTGGCCGTATATCGCGGCATATCCGAAACAGGGGAAGGCTAATGCCTGACGCCATCGACATTGACAAAATCAGCACTTCCGGACTTTCCGAGAAGGTCGCAGAAGTCTACAAACTCCTGGCCCGTTTCAAAAAAGACCCGGCCCGCGTTGAGTGGTTGAAGAACCGCCAGCGTAATTGGGAAGCGGTAGCCGAAAACAAGATGTGGGAGCCGAAGGAACTCGAAGCCCTGGCAGACGCGGAACAGGACGCCATCGTCGTTAACAAATGCAATAAGGGTGTCCAGGCCAGCGCCGCCATCGCCACGAATCAAAAGCCGGAGATTAAAGTCAATCCTCGCAAGGGAGGCAGTCTCTATGTCTCTGAACTCCTGAAGCGCGGCATCGATCTCGTGGAGGATCAAAACAGTTTTCTTGATGTGCAGTATGAGATCGTGGAGGAGTGCAAGATATCCGGCCTTGGGTGTTCCGATGTCTGGTACAACCGCAACAAAGGTCTTTTTGGCAAGATAATCATTGAGGCCGAGAACCCGGAGCATATCTATTTCGGTTCCGATTCGAGGAAGATCGACTTTTCCGACACGCCCATCATCAAGGCTATCCTGCGCGACCGTGAATATATCAAGGACAAGTACGGGGACAAGATAACCGACGCGGATATGGCCTATACCGGGAACGTCCCGGCAGATAAAGAGACTGGGACATCATCGGCAATCACCGGGGCGGACAACTACGCAGAACCCACAAGCGAGGGTACGACGGACGGGAAAGAGGAACAGCCGGTCAAAAACGTATGGGAAATAGAGGCGTCGCTTCTCAAAACGGTTGACGAGTTTATCGCCACGGTAACGGCCAAGGGTGTTGATCCAATCGTCAAGAGATATCGCAAGGATAAGAACACTAAAGCGCAGATACAGGAAGGCGTATTGGCTGAAGTGATGACTAATCCGGCCTTCGCTCAAATCCCTCCGGAAGCGATCAAGATAGACCTGCTGGACACCAAAGTCGAGATCCGCGTCCATCGGCTCATCGTCGGGAAAAAACTTATCAAGCAGAAAAACTCAGACGGTGTAGAGGTTGATGAGATTGAAAACCCTTACGGGGAGGATATGGACGGGGATCCGGTCCTGAAGATCAATCTCTTGAAGCACAGCAACACGAAAACAGCATACCCGACATGCCCCACGACGTTTGCCCTGCCGATCAACCGGGAAAAGAACAAGCGGCGGTCACAACATATATACCTTACATCAAAGCTCAATCATCCGACGTTGCTCGAGATAGGCAGTGTAAGCTGGACCGGAAAGCCGGGAGGGTTGAACTCAAGAGCAAAGCTGGCGCAGGGGGCGCAAGTCAGCTATCTCCAAGGGCAGGTAAACGCGCAGGACTATCTCATCCATGACCAGCAGTGCGACAAGGACATCGATGATCAGTACGACACCCCGGATGTGATCAGGGGACGAAATCCGGAGAACGCAAAGGATCAGAGCGGCAGGGCTATCGCCTACCTACAGGACTATGGCGGCATCATGTCGGCCCCGTTCATGCGGAAATTCGAGGCGTTTGACGTAAGGACGGGACGGTCGGTCATCGCGGCCATGCTGCGCTATTGGAAGCGCCACCAGTGGGAAGCGCTCATCGATGAAACTGATTGGAAGGAATGGCTACCGGACGAAGACCGAAACAAGATGATGCAGCAGTCTCAGGACGGCTCAGACCTGATGCCTAAAGAGGCTTACGTCAAGGCGCAATGGGAAAGGGCCCTTGATATAGTCTGCCCCTTGGAAGGCAAGCCGTCAATCGATATTATGGATCTGGAAATCAAGGTTACTGCCGGATCGTCCATGCCCACGTCTAGGATGGCGAAGAACGCGGAAGCCCTTGAAGAGATGAAACTTGGAGCACTGGACAAGGAAACTTATTGGGAGATCAAAGACAGCACGCTCAAGGATAAGGTGATTCCGCGTCTGAAGGCTGAGCAAAAGGCAATGATGGAGATGGAGATTGCCAAGAAGGGCGGCGGGGTGCCTCAATGACAGACCGCCAACGTCAGATCATCATCGAAGTGTTGAAGGCCCTCAAGGGCATTGAAAGGTTATTGCAGGGACTTTTGAAGTAACAAGACATAAGGTCTAAACCTCAGTCACCACACGAGGACAAAGGCGATTCCAGAAATGGGACCGCCTTTTTATTACCCACTTGCCGGGGAAACGGCACGCAAATCAGCCACTTGACGGGCTAACGTCATGCAAGGAGGAACAAATGGGAGCAGGGGAAGAAGCAGTGGTCGAGACGACCGAAGAGGCACCGGAGAGCCAGGAGCAGGTTGTCGAGGGAGAGACGGCAACCGAAGCGTCCGAAACCGAGCAAGCGGCAGAGCCGACAGCCGAAGAACAGGCGGTAGCGGAAGACCAAGGGTTCCGTATCGAAACCGACGACAAGGGCAAGCAGTACATCGTCGATGAGGACGGGCAAAGGATACCCCCGAAGCGTTTCTCGGAAGTTTACCGGGAAGCCAAGGAGGGGGAGCGCACAAAGGAAAAATTCGACCTTTACAAGCGTTTAGGACCGGAAGCCTATTACAAGGCTTTTCCGGACGAGAAGCCGCAGGAGGAAACCGCGCCTGCAGAGAGGCCATCGCCACGTCAGCCGAACGTGGACATCGGAGCATTGAAGGTCATCTATCCAGACAATGTTCCGCCGGATCAAAGGATTCACGAGGGGATGACCCTTCGCGAACTCTATTCCGTTGATCCGGTAATGGCTACGCAGCTGCAAAACGGATTCTTGGATCAGCAGCGCCGGGAAGCTGAAGCCGAGGTGAGCAAAACGGAAACCTTCCGCAAGGAAGCATCCGCCGAAATCGAAACCTTTGCAGGGTCTATTGCCACTGAGTTGTTCGGCAAGGAGGCCAAGGCCCTTTCGAAAGAGGAAGAGGGGAAGGTGGCCGGGACCATCCAGAGTGTTCTTGACTGGATGTCCAAAACACACCGAGGCGGCGGGATTATCGCGGATGCCTACAAGCTCATGACGATGGAGGAAAAGCTCAACAATGCCAAGACCAAGACGGCTACGGCGGTCGTCGATTCTCTCCGCAAAACTCCGGTCGGGCATATCGGCAGCGGACCAAGTACGCAGGCGGCAGACAACTTCGAGTCCATGACGGAAACCCAACTTTCGGAAACGGTGAGCGAGATGTCGGACAGCAAGAAAGAGGAGTTTTACAAAAAGGCATCTCCGGCGCTCCGCAAGAAGTTTCCTTCATGGCCCTGGGACTAAACGCAAGGAAAGGTCTTTTCTCAGAAGGAGGAAAGCCAAATGGCAGATTGGGAATTTACAACCGCAAACGCACTTACCGCCCAGCAGTGGGCAGGTAAATGGTGGATCGGGGTCAAGAAAGAGTCGTGGTTTTACGACAACGGCATGATCGGATCCGATCAGAACAACGACGTGATCGTTGAATTCGCCGACCTGAAGCAGAAACCGGGTTATCAGCTCACCTATGGGCAGATTCGGGAACTCTCCGGGGCCGGTATCCTCGGCGATGCTGACATGGAAGGGCAGGAAGAGGCCCCCGTCACGTATGACGACGCGATCACGATTAACCAGTACCGAAACGCGATCCGGACGCAGGGCAAACTCTCCGAGCAGTACAAGAGCGACCAGGAAACGCGGAAATGGGCGCAGACGCTTCTGGAAAGGTGGAAGGCTGGCACGGTGGATCAGCTTCTTTTCACCGCCATCGGAACGTCCTGCACGAAGTACATTTACGGCGGGGATGCCACGGCTACGACCGACATCGAGGCAGGGGATTACATGACTCTTTCCCTCATCGCCAAGGCAGTGGCCTATGGCGACAAGGCAACCCCTCAGATCGTCGGGCGTTCCAAGGGCGGGCAGCGGGAAACCGTCTGTGTCATGGCAATCGATCAGCGGTTCGACCTCAAGAAGTATGATGCCTCCTGGAAACAGGCGCAGCTCGAGGCCATGCAGCGCGGTCCGGATAACCTCATCTTTAAGAAGGCCATCGGGAAACACGAGGACTGCGCCCTGTTCGCGCATATCCGGGCACCGCTGGCAACGACCTGGGGAACCGGGGCGATCAACGGCGCAACGGCGTTCTTCATGGGTGCCGGAGCCGGAGCAATCGCCGTCGTGAAGGACAAGACCTGGGAAGAGAAGACTTTCGACTACGGGAACAAGGTCGGATTCTGCATCGGTGCGATGCTGGGCGTTTCCAAGTCGGTCTTCAATTCCGCAGACAACGCGGAGATCGGAA